CCTACCAGAATTGATGGAGAAGATGTATGGTGATCGTGTTATCTTCAAAAAGAAAATGCTCGTAGCCAAACAGCAGTATGAGAAAACGCCTACTGTTGCACTTGAAAAAGAAATCTCTAGATGCAACAACATTCAAATGGCAAAGAAGATTTCTCTTAACTCTGCTTATGGTGCTATTGGTAATCAATACTTCAGGTATTACAAACTAGCAAATGCAGAAGCAATTACTTTGTCTGGACAGGTATCAATTCGTTGGATTGAAATGCGTATGAACGGATACCTAAATAAACTATTGCAAACGGAAGGGGTCGATTATGTTATCGCATCCGACACCGATTCAATCTATCTTAATCTTGGACCTCTTGTTACTAAATTTTTTAGTAATAAGTCTGATGATAAAACAAAGATTGTTGGAATACTTGATAAGATCTGCGAAGACAAGTTGGAACCATTCATCGAATCCTCTTATCAGAATCTTGCGGATTACGTTTCGGCATATGAACAAAAAATGATCATGAAGCGGGAGAATATCGCTGAACGTGGTATTTGGACTGCAAAGAAAAGATATATTCTTAACGTATGGGATAGTGAGGGTGTCCGCTATGAAGAACCCAAACTAAAGATCATGGGACTTGAGGCTGTTAAGTCCTCTACTCCTGCCCCTTGCCGTAAGATGATTAAGGATGCTCTCAAGATCATTCTTAATGGAACAGAAGATGAGGTTATTGAGTTCATCGAAAACTGTAGGAAAGATTTTAAGTCTCTTCCTCCTGAAGAAGTTGCATTTCCAAGAACAGCATCGGACGTTAAAAAGTACGCTTCATCTTCCAATATCTATTCAAAAGGAACTCCTATTCATGTTAGGGGTGCCCTGCTGTTTAACTATTATGTAAAAGAGAATAAATTGAATAATAAGTATTCTCTTATCAATAATGGTGAGAAGATTAAATTCATATACATGAAGAAACCAAATCCAATTCATGAAAATGTTTTGTCTTTTATTCAAGAGTTTCCTCATGAGTTAAATTTAACCAAGTACGTTGACTACGAACTTCAGTTTGATAAGAGTTTCTTGGAACCTCTTAAGTCCATCCTTGATGCTATTGGGTGGAGTGTTGAAAAGAAAGTAAGTCTTGATTCTTTCTTTGCTTAGTGCTATTATCTTTTTATTATAGGAGTTGTTATGGAATTTAATGGAGATTTTATCAAACCTTTTGGACCAACAATATTAGAAGCAGATTGTCCAGATTTTATCGTTGATGCAGTTAATGATCGCGTTGATGAAATTTTAGAAGATGATAATCTTAGAAAAGAACATGGAAATTTTTGTAGTGGAGAATTTGATAATCTTCTTGGAAGAGATTTAGAAAACATTTTTTTAAAATCAGATTTCGTAGATGAAATTGGATTAACAGATTATCTCGAATATCTTGCTAATGAGTATGCATCAGAGCTACTAAATGAAGGTTGTTATGATGCATATAGTCAAAAAGATAGAGAATTTAAGATAAAACTTCAAGACATGAATAATAATAACCATGAAGGTTTTGCCGACGCCTGGGTAAACATTTATGGTGAAAATGATTTTACTCCTGTTCATCAGCATGGAGGACTTATCTCTGGAGTTTTGATTTTACAATATCCTCAAGAAATTGAGGATATTGATGATGTACATCCATTTGGAAAATTTAATTTTATATGTGGAGAAAATGCACAACATCAAAACCATGAATATTATCCAGAACAATATGAAGGAAAGACATTAGTATTTCCTAATACTCTTCCTCATGTCTACTATCCACATCGTCTTCCTGGAAAAACAAGAAGAACTTTAAGTTTTAATCTAAATGTACACGAATTTTAAGGATTTTTAACATGGACTTTTTAAAAGATATTGTAAAAGAAATTGGTGATGAATATACAAAACTCGCATCCGATATTGACGACTCTGAAGAATTTGTTGATACGGGTTCTTACATCTTTAACGGGCTTTGTTCAGGTAGCATATTTGGTGGTGTATCTGGGAATAAGATTACTGCCATTGCTGGGGAGTCTAGCACTGGAAAAACTTTCTTCAGTCTCGCTGTCGTCAAAAATTTTCTTGATAGCAATCCTGGTGGGTATTGCTTATATTTTGATACAGAGGCCGCAGTTAACAGGCAATTATTAGAGAGTCGTGGTATCGATATGGATCGCCTTGTAGTGGTCAATGTCGTAACTATCGAAGACTTCCGTAGCAAGGCTCTAAGAGCGGTAGACATCTATCTCAAAACACCCGAGGATGATCGCAAACCATTGATGTTTGTGCTAGACTCTTTAGGGATGCTTTCGACTGAGAAAGAGATCCGTGATGCTTTGGATGATAAACAAGTCCGAGACATGACTAAATCTCAACTCGTTAAAGGGGCATTCCGTATGCTTACCCTTAAACTGGGTCAAGCAAAAATTCCCATGATTGTTACTAACCACACTTACGATGTTATCGGATCTTATGTACCTACAAAGGAAATGGGTGGAGGCAGTGGACTTAAGTATGCTGCATCTACAATCATCTATCTCACAAAGAAAAAAGAAAAGGATGGAACGTCAGTCGTCGGAAATCTTATCAAGGCTAAGACTGCTAAGTCGCGTTTAAGCAAGGAGAACAAAGATGTTACGGTGCGTCTTTTTTACGACGAGCGTGGTCTTGATCGATATTTTGGCTTACTTGAGTTGGGTGAATTGGGAGGTCTCTGGAAAAATGTTGCAGGTCGTTATGAAATGACTGTTGACGGAGAAACTAAAAAAGTATATGCTAAAGCGATTCTTAAGGATCCTGAAGTTTATTTTACACCTGAGGTAATGGAAAAACTTGATGCAATTGCAAAGGATGAATTCAGTTATGGATCCTGAAGAATACGAGCACATTAATGATGATCCCCATGATGGATGGTGGTTAAGACCAGAATACCAAGACGAGGAAGACACTGATGGAGAAAGTTGAGTTTCTAATTCTTAGAAGCCTTTTATATAATGAAGAATTTCTAAGGAAAACCCTTCCTTTTTTAAAAAAAGAATATTTTGAAGACTACAATCAAAAGGTGGTATTTGAAGAGATTGCTTCTTTTGTAGAGAACTACAATGAACCCATGACGAAAGAAGCACTCTTCATCGAAATCGGGAAGAGATCTGATATCAATGAATCATCATATAAAGAAATTAATCAATTGATTTCTTGTCTCGAAGATGTTACTGTAGAGTTTAATTGGTTACTTGATACCACAGAGAAGTGGTGTAGAGACCGTGCAATTTATCTTGCACTGATGGATTCTATTAACATTGCAGATGGTAATGATGAGAAGAGAAACCGTGATGCAATACCTAGCATCTTATCAGATGCTTTATCTGTAAGTTTTGATAACCACGTTGGTCATGATTATCTCCAGGACTATGAGGCCAGGTACGAGTCCTACCACAGACAAGAGGATCGTATCCCGTTTGATATTGATTACTTCAATAAGATTACAAAAGGTGGTCTTCCTAATAAGACTCTTAATATCGCTCTTGCTGGTACAGGGGTCGGTAAGTCTTTGTTTATGTGCCATATGGCTTCTTCCGTTCTCCTTCAGGGAAGTAATGTATTGTACATCACGCTTGAGATGGCTGAAGAAAAAATTGCAGAAAGAATTGATGCTAACCTTCTCAATGTAAATATTCAGGAACTTACTGATCTTCCTAAAGTGATGTTTGAGAATAAGGTAACAAACCTTGCACAAAAAACTCAAGGAACTCTTATAATCAAAGAATATCCAACCGCGAGCGCACATAGTGGACATTTTAAATCACTTCTTAATGAACTTGCACTTAAGAAATCATTTAGACCTGATATTATTTTTATTGATTACCTTAATATATGTGCTTCCTCCCGTTATCGCGGAAACAGCAATGTCAATTCATATTCGTATATTAAGTCTATTGCAGAGGAACTTAGAGGACTGGCTGTTGAAGCAAACGTCCCTATCGTTTCTGCCACGCAGACCACTCGTTCTGGTTATGCTAGCTCTGACGTTGACCTTACTGATACTAGTGAATCCTTTGGTCTCCCTGCTACTGCTGATCTTATGTTTGCCCTTATTTCTACAGATGAGCTCCAAGAACTCGGACAAATTATGGTGAAGCAGTTGAAGAATCGATTCAATGATATTTCTATAAACAAACGATTTGTTGTTGGAATCGACCGTGCAAAAATGCGTCTGTATGATTGTGAACAGTCAGCACAGGACGACATCCTTGACTCAGGGCGAGAAGAGGAGTATACTTATGATGACCAAAAACCCAAGAAATCATTTGAGGGATTTAAATTCTAATGAACGGTTACTACTCTGTATTCAATCCTAGGGGAGAAAAAATTGCTGACTGCGGTATCGAAAGGGATGCCGTTAATCTTATGAGTATGAGAAATACTCGATGGGATGGACACTACTTCACCTTCAATCCTCTTCCAGGAGATATTGTTGATGTGTCTTCCAGGAAACAACTTCCTACAAATGATATTGTCGTCAATATGGACGGTGGTGTTGGTGGAAGTTGGAAAGAAGTAGATTACATTGAAGTCAATGGTCAGCGCCTAGACGTTCAACAACAATTATCTCAGTCCGAACAAGAACCATTTATCCCTAATTTTCATGACTAGTAAAGTAAACACTGATGCATATCTTGAGTTCGTAGATGCTGTTACATCTCAACCCAGTAAAGATGCTGATGCCTTTGAGTATCGTATTCAAGAACTTCGTGGAGAAGGATTTGAAACACATCGACTTCTAACTGCTGCTGTAGGAATGTCTGCTGAGGCAGGTGAGTTTACTGAAGTTGTAAAGAAGATTATCTTCCAAGGTAAACCAGTAAATGAGGAGAACCTGTTTC